CGGGCTTTAAGTGGTCCCACAGCATGCTGAACCCAAGCGCAACGCCGGCAATCAGGGCCAGGTCGGTCACTAGCTTCTGGACAGACAAGGCCACGGTCGGCTTAGCGGCCTCCCACCAGGTCGTGAAGCTATCGGCTAGCCTATCCCAGACCAACTTGAATCCCAGGGTCACGCCTGCAAGTAGACCCAGTGGGGTCAAAGCGTCCAGCCACATCTGCAAGTCCTCAACTGACGGGGCGTGCTCCGCCCACCAGTTGCGCAGGGCCTCAAGCCAGGTGTTGACGGCCTTCATCCCCAACCTCACCGGGGCAAAGATCGGAACCGCCCCCAGGGTCTCGGCGAAGGCGCTGACATCAGTCAGTTTAAGGCCATGCAGGCTGTACCACTCGGTCAGGGCCTCGGCCCACGTCCTCAAGGCCCGCAAGGCAGGCAACAACGGCACATACAGCGCCAGCGGCTCAAAGGCGGCGCCTAGTTTATCCGCCAATTGTACAAGCTCCTCCGTCGACGGCTTATGCTCGGCCCACCACTCAGATAAAGCATCAGCTAGTCGCTGGATGAGGGTGAAGCGCCACTGAATCCCTAACAACAGGACCAACGGCGACAGTAAGGCAAGCCCCCCGGGTAATTGCAGCCCGTCGATCCACTCGATCAAAACGTCCATCAGCTCGCGTATGGGCTGGAAGCCCCACGAGATACCGAATATCACGCCCAGCGGCGTCAAGTAGGCAAGCTCTTTAGGCAGGCCAAGGCCCTCTATCCACTTGCCCACGGCGTCGGCAAAGTCTCTAACCTTGCTAAACACCCACTCCACGGCAAATCTGGCATACAGGATGCCCGCCGGCAATTCCGCCGGGATGTTCTGCGTGGCCCGCCAATACCCAAATGCATCTTGCAGCTTCTGGAACAGCTCAAACCGCCAGACCAGATAGACTGCCGCTGCCAAGATTCCGGCCGCCAGAGCATAGGGTGGTGACAAGAATAGAGGCGGTATTACCCCCTGCAGGAAGCCCCACAGCGCTGTGGTAAGTGACTGCACCGGCTTAAACTGCCATATCAGGGCGATAGTCAGGCCAAGCGCGGCGATGTTGTCCAGGGCTGAACCGATTCCATCGGCCATCGCCTTGACCGCCGCCATCTTCTCGCCGATCACCGCAAACGCTGCGCCCACCTTATTGCCCAGGTCGGTGATCCGGTTGCCCAGATCCTCCAGCCCCTGACCGACAGTCCCGCCCAGGTCAAGCTCGTCAACCGTCGGCGGCTTAATCAAGGAAGGGAACTCAAACCCAGGCAAATCCCAATCCAACCCGGCCAGGTCGTCTTGGATCTGGTGGACCTCGTCAAACGCCTGGATGCCTTTGCCGGCCATATTCGCCGCCTCAGCCAGAGCGTCGCTAAGCTCCTTTTGTGAATCAGCGGCCTCCTCGCCGGTGTCGGCAATGTCCTTGGCGCCCTCGGCGGCCTCGACGACGCTAGATGCAACCTCCCAACACTTCTGGGCGGTGGCCCTTAGCTGGTCCCCGAACTGTACCACCTTTTCAGCGGCGCTTCGGAGAGGCGGAACAATCCAGGATAGGGCAGTCAGCCAACCACCAATCGCCTTTATGACGACGCTCTCAGCATAGAGGATCGCCGCGGCAATAGCGTTCCAGACGCGTATGGCAACGCTTTTGACCTGGTCCCAATGCGCCATCAGCCAGATGCCGGCCATGATTAGAGCGCCGATAGCAAGGACTATCACGCCAATCTTGCCGCCGAGAACAAAGACCAAAGCTTCACCAAGAGTGGCCGCCCCCGCCTTCCAGGTAGCGAAAGCAAAGACCACCTTACCGACGAGGGCTGTCAGCATGTTGGTGACTCCGGCTATAGCACCAAGCACACGGGCAAGCCCAGCAAAAGCAAGAATTACCGGCCCAACCACGGCCACCATTATAAGCAGGCTGCCAACCGCTTTCCGGAGGGGTTCGGGCCAAGCGTTAAAGGTTGTTGCCGCACGTTGCAAAATGATTATTAGACGCTCGGCGCGTGTCAAGATAGCATCAAAGACTGGACGCAGCCCCTGTCCAAGCTCTTTTCGTAAATTGTAGATCCGGTTTTGGATAATTCGGATCCTGCTGGCAATGGTCTTGTAACGCTCTTGGGCCTCCTTTACGAGCGCAGTATTCTCTTCCCACGCTTGCGTGCCCATTGCAATTGAACGCCGCAAGAGGTCGCCGGCGTTGGCCACCGACAAGAAGCCACGCATCAAACGCGCATCAGTCAGGCCAAGAGCCCGCATAATGGCGAAAGCTTTATCGCCAGAACGACCAAGCCCTTCCACAAAACGAGTGAACGCTTCGGCAGCATCCTGGCGCCACAACGTCGCAAAGTCATCCACGGCCATGCCGGCCACAGCAGAGAACACACGCAAGTTTTGGTTCCCAGTCGCCACGGCCTCCGTCATCGACTGCAGCACCTTGCCCACAGCCGTACCGCCAGCTTCCGCCTCAATACCGACCGAGGCGAATGCACCAGCAATGGCCAGCACATGTGCTTCCGCCAGACCAGCTATCTTGCCCTGGCCGGCCAGTCTCTGAGCGAAATGTACGATTTTGCTCTCTGTTGTCGCTAGATTGTTGCCCAGATGGACGACTGTCGCACCTAGCCGGTCAAAATTTCTCTGTCCGCTTTGCATAACATTGGCCATCTGTGCAAGGGCCATGGCTGCTTCTTCACTGGCCATGTTAGTTGCGGTGCCAAGCATGGCCATGACCTCAGTGAACTCCGCTATGTTTTCGGTTCGAATGCCCAGCTGACCCGCCGTTTCGGCAATCTGCGCTATCTCGCGGTGGGTCAGGGGGATTTTCTCAGTCATCCGGGAGAGGGTCTGTTCCAGCTCCGCGAACTGCTCCTCCGTGGCATCAACTGTCTTCCTGACGCCGGCGAACGCATCTTCCCACTCGATGGCGGCCTTGCCCACTAGCGCCATGCCGGCAAGGATGGGCGCGGTGATGCCCTTTGTCCAGCGCCAGCCAATGCGCTCCATGTTGCGGGCGCTGCGCATGAACTCCTTTTCTGTACTCTTGACCGCCCGGGCGGCGCGACCCATGGCACGCTCAAAGTCGGTGACGGAGCCTTGTAGTACGATCGATAAGGTCCCAACTACAGCCACGCTGTCACCTCCCCTCCCCGCCAAATAGAGAGGCGGCCCTACTTAGAGCCGCCTCCGTGTGTTGCCTCCAGTATCCGTGCCCAAGCCTCCATGATTTGGGCTTGCTCCTCGACGCTTTGCTCCTCGACTTCGACTTGCGCAGCCCGTCTAGGCATGAAGTCAGAGGGCTCATAGGGCTGCCGCCGTTGCTTTGGATCCCGGTTGACATTGGCGATAGTGGCGGCAATCAACCCCGCCCGCCAGTCCTCCACCTCCGTGCCCCAGGGCTCCAGGCCGAAAAAGACGGCCCACTCCGTAAGCTCCCGTGAGTCAATCCTCTCGAGAAGCTCACGAACCGTCATGCCTAGCGCTAAGGCTAGGCGGAAGTAGAATCGTCGCTCAGGTCGCTCTCGGAGTTTTTTGCTAGCTCCTCCACGTCCTCATCACGGAGTCCGGACAGGCGCTGGGCGACCTCGAAGATCCGATCAAGTGCGGCCGCCGACTTGTTGCCCAGCCATTTGACGTCCTCGTCCTTAAATATCCGGTTGCCTTGCTCGTCCACGACCGTAAGGGCAACTAGCTTTGCCCGGATATTCTGCAGGTTCATCCGGGTACTCTTGCCCCGCTGCTCGACAATGGACTGTTCAAACCTATCTCTCTCGGCTCCCGTGAGGGCCCGTACAAGAACGTCTCCGCCCCATTCGGGGACGTGGACTTGTTCTGTTGGCAGGTCTTGCGCTTGCAGAATCGCATCACGCGTCAACAGCGCCATTATTTCGCCCCCTGTTAATCACTGATTTGGCCAAACTCGAACACGCCGGTGAGGGCCAGCGTTACCTCAACCTGAACCACTTCGTTTTCGACGATTTCCTGCGGACGATAGCCCGTACAGATCGCCGGGAAGGTCCAGCCGTAGCCGGTTGGCAGCTTAATCCTGTAGCGTCGCGGCTCGGCAGATAAGAAGTCCTCTTCCAGGGCTAGGTGGCTCTCAAGAGTCGGGTCAAAGTTGAGCATTACAGTGACCTCGCCGGCGTCAATAAGGCCCGCCAGTTTCTTCCGGACCTCACCGGGCGGGTCAAGCTCCTCAACCTCGACGATTTCCCGCTCCGGTTGGGGAGGGGTGATCCGTGCAACGCTACCAACCTCCTCGAACGTTCCCTGCGTATCTCCCTCGCGGTAGTTTCAATCCACGCTCCCGCGTGGGGAGCGACAATCTTTGCGGCATTGATATTAAACAC